GTCGTCAATCCCGATGACAAAACGGACTACACACCAATTAGCACTTATGAATCCCAGATTGTCAGCGGCAGCTGGGATCCAACCAAGCTCGAACTCCAGACAGCTTCAGTACTAGACGCCGTGGGTTCTGACGTACCACGCAAGCGCCTGACTAAACGGCTTGTCGGTAATTTGCCTGTTACGGCCAGCGTGCGCGTGCAGTGATTGACCTGATCGGCAGGCCGTATCGCTGGGGTGCAGACGGCACCGACCCGGACGGCGCAATTGACTGCATCAACCTTGTGTTTACGGTGTTGGATCGCCTTGGCCTGGAAAGGCCCCAGCGGCGTCAACAGTGGTACGACGGCAATAAGTATGCAATTGGTCGCGACCTGCTGAGCTGGTGCAACAGGGTAGATCGGCTTGAGTACGATGGTGACGTGCTATTGCTACCGCAAAGTTCAACGGCCTTTGCGGTTTACTGGAGTCGGGGATGCCTCTACATCAACCAGAAGCTGGAAGCGGTGGCATGGTGCCCTATCGACATCTGGCCGACCTGCCGTTACTTCCGTTTGAAAAGCGTTTAATCAGCGAGCTGGGTCTTAGCGAAGAGGAATATAAGGCGTTTGCACGTGAAGTTCGTACCCGTAGTTATGAGCGACCTGCTGAATACGCAGGCGTTCCCGACGTTCAAAACACTTGGTCATTAGGCCTTGCAATCGCCAGCCTTGTCATCGGCTTGGCATCGACTGCGGCATCAATCTTCCTGGCGCCAAAACCACGACAGCCGCAACAAAGCCAAGCGCAGCGCCCGCAGTTCACCTCACAAGATCTTGGCAGTGTCCAGGGCTCGGACATTTTCACGCCGTCCTACGGCTTCAACTCTCTACAGGAGCTTGCTGCTTACGGCAATATCGTTCCAATCGTCTTCACCAAGCGCCAAACAAACTACGACGATCGCGGTGAATTTCAAAGTGGTGGTGTAGTCATTTCACCGACCTTGGTGTGGTCTCGCGTCAAGAGCTGGGGCACCTACCAAATCAGTGAAATCGTTGCGATTGCCGGTCAAGGCCCAATGGCACGCCCTGAGCTGGGCGGCATTTTCCTGGGCAATAACGCGCTCGACAACATTTTCAACGCTTACTTTGACTTCTACTGGAACGGCGGGTACGAAGAGCTCGGGGCGGGCAGTCGCCTTCGGATGTATAACCTGCGCTATGGCGACCTGAGTATTGACGACGGACGCGGCGACGAAGAACAGGCGTTCTATGCACCAATCAAGGGCGCGGCTAATCAACCTGCATTTAGCGGTGCATTTACGCCGTCCAACCAAGTCCGTTTTGGGGTTTACTCCGGCATTGCTAATGGCACGCCTGTTCGCCCTGATTGGGAGGTTATTTCTGTACTTAAAGACTGGGAATATGACCGTAAATTCCGCGCTTTGGCTCAGCAGCTTAAATACGTTGACCTGTATTTACGTCTTAACCACGAATGGGGCGGTGACTACCAGCGCAACGGAATTACAGAGAACGCTGGTATGCCTGGCACTGGCGTCAACTATGCACGTCGCATTGGCGTCATTGAGCATAAAAATGGCTCTACTGGCGCAGTGACTTATGGACCAACTATCACAAAAACTCTCGAACCTTACGACACGGAATCTTGGTCAAATTTAACCCGTGAAGTCGAAGTCAATAAAGGTGATGAGATTGTCATTCTGTTGGGCAAAGGCCGTCAAGATGTTGATCCGTTTGCTGGGGTCGTTGGCACAGACGTTCCCAAGGTTGAGGATGTCAGATCAACTGTCGATGCCGACGTACAACGTGCCGATGCACTAATGGCACTTGGGGCGACCTTCATGATCGGTCGATCTAGCTGGATCGTTATTGACCGTCCCAACAAAACGTATGATCCCGCTGACTCGAGCGACTCCACTTCCGGCTTCCGCATTCGCCTTAAATGTATTGAGGCGTGGAGCAACAATCAGCGCAAAATCGGCTTAGTTGCGGAGGAGGCGATAACAGTTGCCAGGTTCATGCCGTATTCAGACATTGATGAAGCTTTTTATCCAATTCTTCGTTTTGAGCTAGGCAGTTTCCAGAACAACCGCCGCTGCGATGTAACCGAAATCGGCATCAAGTCCCAAGTATGGGCGCGTCTAAACGGCATCACTAACTTCAACACGCTGCTATCACCCTTTGGCGTGGCGCAGCAAAATCGCGGCAACAACAGCCTGCGGTCGGGCAAAATTACGCAATATGTCCAGCGGCTATCAACATTTGCGCTTGATGTTCGACCCACAAACTCTGACGCCGTTCGTGACTACAACCGCAACGAAGGCTGGGTCAACATTGGTCCGTATTTGTTTGGCGTAATTGGCGATTCCCCTGTTGACATCTATTCGTTCATTCGCATAACGCATCCTGGCCGTTCGCAACTTGAGTTCCGCCTGCGTCCGTTCAACAGCGCAGTATTTACACAGCAAAGCGGCGGTACTGAGCTGATCTTCGTTTTGGATGGTGCTCGCACCGGTTACCAAGACTGGACCTTTAACACCTACATGGGCACATTTACGGTGGGTGGCCGTGGGCACTTTGTTCAGCCGCGTGACTACTTCACTCACAGACAGATGGCAGTTGTGCCAGAGCTTGTTGATGATGTTGTTTATGGACGTTGGGTTTCTGACACCAGCACAATCGGCGTCATTCCGGGCAGCATTACCTGCACCGAACCTGGCATTGGTTACAACGTTGGCGACGCCATCAACTTCAACACTCTTAGCAACATCTTTTCGATTGCTTTGGGCATTGATCCTTACTTCGACAACTTGCCAGATGGCTCACGCCGCACGCTGACCGGCTGGGACTACAGCCGCGACGCCTCAGTGCGAACCATCACGATGTCCGTTGAACTGGAGTCATACCAACGAGATATTCCAGGTACAGCCCGCAACAAGTGGTGGCGCATAATTGCAACCGGCGTAACAGGTTTCACTGGCCCTTGGAATAATGGCGACGTATTCACCAAACACGCCCGCAACGCAAACGGCGTTCAATTTGCCTTTAGTTATACCGTTACCACAGGCCTTGTTTACGAAGAGTACGACGAACCGAGATCAGCAACTCGCCTGTTCCAGCAGTACAGCGGTATTGCCGAAGTCTCCCACTACGGCGAACTGATTAGCCGGAGCTGCGACGGCAACCCCGAACACGAGGTTGTCTATGTCAACGAATGCTTGGCTGAGGACAACGTGCCGGAATACCAAAACTGTGCAGTTGCTGGCTTGAAGCTTCGCTCTAGTGACAACTTCCAGCAGCTCGATCAACTCCGCTGCTACATCCAAAGCGGCATTGAAGTGGAACGTCTGATTGATGGCGATACCGGCTCTAGCAACCTCCTGACTGATTTGCTCTGGTACTTGGCAACTGACACCGATACTGGAGCAGGCAGCATCGTCAACAGCGGCTTGGTTGACCGCACCACGCTGACCGAAACCGGGCGTTTCCTTCGCGCAAACAACCTGTTCTATGACGACGCCATTGCAGAGTCGATCAATATCCGTGGCTGGCTAGCTGAGATTGCCCCAAGCGTCCTCTGCTTCATGACGCTGAAAAACGGCAAGTTGGCAATCGAGCCTGCCTTGCCTTACGACAGCAACTACAAGATCGCGCCAGATCAAGCCCTGCAAATCCGGGGCATGTTCACCGACGGCAACATCATTGAAGATTCGCTCAAGCTTGAGTGGATTGACCTTGAGGATCGCAAGCTGTTCCAAGCCGCAATTCTCTACAAGTGGGCAGGCACTAACAAGATGCCCGAGCAGCAAAGCGTTTTGGTCCGCTACGACGAGGCTGGCGCTGCAGATCTACCACTTGAAAACTTCGAGCTGTCCCACATCACTGGTGACATTCACGCCCTTTTGGCTGCTCGCTACTTCCTCGCCGTCCGTAAGCACGTCACTCACAGCGTCACATTCCAAACCCTGCCCTGGGGCTTGTCCCTTGCTCCCGGTGATTACATCCGCGTTGCCACCGAGGTCAGCCCCTATAGCCCAACCAACAACGGCATCGTCAAGGAAGATGGCACGGTCATCTCTGTGACCGACCTGGCCGACGGCAGCTACAACGTTTATTACTGGGACCGCACCCAAACCGAAGTCTTTTCCGGTGTGCTGGAAATCAGTGGCGGCGTGGCGCAGGATCTGAGGGATTCGGTGTTCTCTGTCATCGGCTCGAACGTCAGTTCGCAGGTGTATCAAATCGAAGCGCTCGACGTGAACACTGACGGCATCGTGACGATTAAGGCAAGCAACCACCCAGTAAACTCAAGTGGACAGAGCCTGATCGCCCGCGACGTACTGGACGTGGACGGCAACTTTGAGATCGTTGAGGGGCCAACACTCGAATGAGCTACCCATCCCTGACACCCAGCTCCCGTAATTTCAACGCTGGCGATTACTCCTACAAAACGTTTAAGTCTCAAAACGGCTCGGAGACTCGAATCCTGTACGGCGATAAGCGCACGGGGATGACGCTGGATTTGACCTACGAGAACATTGCCGATACATACGCTGACGATTTCATTACCCACTACGACTCGGTAAAGGGCGGGTTTGAGACATTCACCCTTCCTGAAGAGTTCCGCACGGGCTGGAGCGGAAGCAGCTCTGCGATCGACGCTGCGACCGGCAACAAATGGCGCTACGACTCGCCGCCCGCGATCAGTTCTGTGCGACCCGGAATCAGTAGCGTTACCGTAAAACTGATAGGTGTCCTGTAATGGCGAAGGTCTATACCGGCAAAGACGGACGCCTGCTGATTGATGGTACGGAGCAGATCAAGGTCAGCAACTGGAATTTGACCGGATCGCTTGAGGTTCTAGAAACCACGACACTGGGCGATAACCAGCGCACGTACGCGCCAGGTGTCCAAGAATTCAACGGCAGTGCAAGTCTGATTTATTACAACGACGGCACTGACCGCAACGACGCGGCCACAGCTCTAAAGAAAGTGCTGAAGGTTGATGGCATCACAGATAGCGACACAGTCACCCTCACCTTGAGGCTGGTCGAGGGCAGCACTAATCACGACGTCAAGCTGACTGCCTATATCACCAGCGTCAGCTTCGGTGCGAGTGTTGGTGAGATCAGCAAAGCCGAAATTTCGTTCCAAGCAACCGGTGCTCTGACCTCGGTCACGATCTAATGGGCATTTACCTAGGCAACATCGGCAATGTTGAACTGACCCGCAAGTCGCTTGAGGGTTATAAAGAGTCGATCGTCAACCCGTCCGACGTAAACGCCATTACAAACCGGTTCAGTTTCGACTTTGATGAAGGCCTCCTTATTACAGGTGACCTGATTGAGATCGCCACAACCGATGGCACGGATCTTGATTTTGTCGATGCAAGCGGTTGGGCCGCCGCTTCCGTTCAGACCAGCGGCAACTGGTACGCCTACGTCGACCAGCTAGGCGGCATCAAGCTTTACGACACCTTTGACAACAGCCTTGAGGGCGGATCAACAGGTCTGGTCTCTCTTGTTGCAATTGCGCGGGATATTCCAATTCGGGTGAACATCCGCGACCGCGACTCCCGGATTTTGGGTCGAGTCAGCGAGTACGAGATCAACACATCGCGTGAGGCGGTCGACTTCACGGCTTTAGGCGACCAGTACAGACAGCAGTACAGCAGCCTGATTACCGGAAGCGGCAGCCTTACCGCTGAGTGGGATTACGTCAACGAAACAGGCAAAGAGACGGTCCAGTATTTGATGCAGCTGGTCCTTCGCACGGAAATCGGTTCATCGTTTAGGGGCAAGTTCTATATCAAGTCAGAAGACACGTCAGCAGCATCAGGCTCCTTTGAGTCGACACAGACTGACGATTCCTTGTGGTGGGAGTTCGACGCACTCGTCACCAACAGCGCAACAAGCTTTGCCTCAGGTCGTTTGATCGTCTCAACAATCCAGTTTGTGGCAACTGGTCCGATTCGACTTAGGTCCAACACGATCACGCCTGACTACTTGCTGCAAGAATCAGGCGACAAGATCTCGCTTGAGCAAAACGCCAGCGAATACTTGACGTTAGAAGGCTTAGACTAGCCGCAACCGTAGGCGGCACTAGGGACGTAGGGCATGGCCGATCTAAAGATCACGCAACTAGCGGCCCTTGCCGGCGCCGACTTAGCAGCGGCAGACGAACTCGCTGTTGCGGACATAAGCGCAAGCGAGACCAAGAAGATCACGGTTACCGATTTATTCGGTAATGCCGCCACGCTGATTGCTGACGCCACGATTCCCGGCGCCAAGATCCTGTTTGGCAGTCAGGAGATTGCTGGTACGGCACTTGTCAATGGTGCTGTCGATTCCACGCAGCTAGCCGCTGATTCTGTTACGTCGGCCAAGCTTGCAGACGAGTCGACCGTCAACCTGATCACGACGCTGCCCCTAAACGGTGCGTTCACTGGTCAGCTTGCTCTCGACACTGACGACAACAAGATTTACTGCTGGAACGGCACAAGCTGGGTCAGCATTAAAGCTGCCGGTTCGGTCAATGCAGTTGTCGGCAGCACAACCGGTGCCATCAACATCGTTGTTGCTACTTCTGGCGACACCCGCACCATTAGTGCAACGTTCGACGACACCACTGCAGGCGGTCAGTTCTTGGCTGGCCCTAGCGGGAGTGCCGGTGCCGTTAGCTACCGGACCATTACCGCGGCTGATCTCCCGACCGCAACCACCACCGACAAGGGTGCAGTTGTTGTCAACGGCAATGGCCTGACCCTGAGTGGCAGCACCATTCAGATCGACAACACGGTCACCGCCAATACGACCGAGTACCACCTCACCAAATACGACGCCAACGGTCTGGTCACTGAAGGCCGTCAAATTACCGCTGCTGATCTTCCGGCTGCTGCAACTGGTACGGCTGGCGCTGTGTATCCCGGCAGTGGTCTTGATGTTGGCGCTGGCGGCGAGCTTAACCACAGCAATTCCGCAACGCCCGGTACTTACACCAAGCTGACGATTGACTCTCAAGGTCACGTCACTGGCGGCACGACGCTTGCTGCTGCTGATGTCCCTGACATTCCCGCAACCAAGCTGACCAGCGGCACGCTTCCTGCAGACCGCGTTGGTGCAAGCAGCATTACCGGCGTCAAGCTTGCTGATTCTTCCACTGTTCAATTCGGTGGTTCTGGCTCAACTGCAGGCGTGGTGACCTTCCCGACTGCTGAGTTCAAGGGTCAGTATTTCTGGGATGAGCTGAACGGTGACCTTTACATCTGGTCTGGGTCTGCATGGCTGCCCGTCACGATCACCAGTGGTGAGCTGATTTTTTCTGGAACGTATGACGCCAGCACTAATCAGGTTGATTCCACAACCTCTGCAGGTGCAGCTCTCGGTTTGACGGTTGGCAGCGCACTGCCCGCCGCTTCTGACACCAACAACCGGTACTACTTGGTTGTCAGCACTTCGGGTACTGGTTCGGGTAATGCCCCGGCTGAAGCTCTGGCGCCGCCGGACATGATCCTGAGCAATGGCACGAGCTGGGAACTGATCGACGTTTCCGGTGCTATTGCAGGTCAAACCGCAACCAACATCAGCTTTACGGCTTACGGCGACGTTGCATCAACCAACGTTCAGGCAGCAATTCAGGAGCTTGACGATGAAAAACTTGGCACGGCGCTAACCGATGGTTATGTCTACGTCGGCAA